ATTATATTGATTCGATTTTTCATGTCCGCCGTAAATACGATGGCATTCTTCAGATGCTTTCCAATCATTAAGACCAGAATAATCTTGAAAATCAGAGTACATTTGTTCTACAAGCGAGGTCGTAGGAACAAGAATAAGTTGACGACGGTTCCACCGTTCATTCCAACGAATCAAACAATATAGTATTAAGGATTTACCTGAACCGGTAGGAGATAGTAATAGACGTCTACCATCATTAATTGCTTGATAAACAGCATCAATTTGATAATCTCTAATTTGCAGGGGTTGACCCTTAGATGAAAGTTTTAATCCTTCGCAGAAGTTTTTAACTATATCATAAGTAACAGCATCTGCAGTATGGATATACTTTTCATAGTCTATTACATAGTCTCGTTCTTTAGCAAAGTGTTCTAAATAACTTAAAAGACCAACATACAACTCTTTTGTGAACATAGAAAAGAGTCTGACTTTTCCATCCCACATACGAGACTTATAAAGAGGATGAAACTTAGCGCCAGGAACTTCAAACGAAAAGTGATCGTTTAATTCTTGAGCTAATGAAGGTTCACAATCTACTTTAAGATGTACTTCATTTATTTTAGATACATAAAGATCAGCCATTACATCATGCCGTTAGTAAACTTATTCCATTCAATAGCATTTTTAATATCCCAAGTACGACTATTCAAAGAACGAATAATTTGTTCTAATTGGTATAATACTGTTTTAAAATATTCTACCTTATCCTGTAGTAAAATAAGATCACTATCTACAGTTAGAAATTCATCCATTTCATTCTTTAAGGGTTTATTTCCTTGCCATTGTTCCCAACCTTCATCTTCCAATTCTTGCTTAGTCATTTCACCGCGGTAATACTTATATTTCATACGACGGCAATTTAAATAATCGGATTCGGCTTTACGAAGATTGAGTCGAGTGGACGACAGATAATTTAAATACTTGGCGTGAAGGTTTGGAGTCCTTGCCGATTCACGTCCAAGATTCATTTCATCAATTTTACAATCATCCTTCCAGGAATCTTGTAGATCTGATAATTTCATAATATACTATTTAAATTAACCTATTTGAATAATTTGCTGAGGATTGCCCTGGAAATTAAATGAACCATAGTGGTTTAAAGAGATTGAAGGGTCAAGCCAAATCTCGCCACCCATTTCTTGCCATCTGCGGCTAAAGGTATAATCCTCAGACAAATAACGCTTATCCTTGGGATCAATCATTGTATCAAAGAATGCATAGAAATGAGGATTCAACTCTGGAGGAGTATTCAAATCATTATTATATTTTAATTCAGGATAATGTACAATCATCTTGTCGATAACTTCGCGCTTAATCATCATGAAGCCTGTAGCTCCATCATGCAAACGAATTAGACCATTCTCAATGGCAATTTGTTTTGCATCTCGATTTAGGAATTTGAAGTTAATAGCATAATCGCTTCCATAAGAAGCAATTGCTTGGTCTGTAAGTGGTTCTTTATTCGCGGTAACACTTTCGCGAATGCGTTGCCAATTAACACCCTTCTTAGGATATGCTCCTACTGCAACTTCTTTATTATGTGCAATAAGTTTAATAACATCCTCAACCTGATATTCAATATCAGCATCAATGAACATTAACCGGGTAAAGTTGCTTTGTATGAAATAAGCAACCAACACATTACGAGCACGAGTAACAAGTGACTCATTTGCAATTGTACCAAATGCAACAGGGATTTGATGTTGATTGCAGAAAGTCAACAACCGAATAGAAGATCTGAAATATGCTTCAGTCAACTGTCCGCCGTAACATGGAGTTGCGATAAACAATCGTTCTTTGCGCAGGTCTTCCAATCTAACTTCTAACTTTTGATCTCCTGCAGGAGGAGGTGAATCTGCCGCGGGTGCTTTTGGCAAAGACGGAATAGAAGGCAGGTTCATAGGTTTAATGGTTTTTTTAATGTTCATAATAACTCCAAGTTATATTATAAGGGTTCTACTTCGAAAATAGTATATTTGAATGATGCTATCGCTGTAAAATATTCTACACTTTGTGACGCAATGTCAAAATCAAGAGCCTGTAATGATATAGGGAAAAGATCTTTAAATATTATATTTACTTTAGGGTTGTTTGTCGAGTCTAAAATAGTCAAAGTTGCATCCGAGTAAGCCAAAATTTCAGATTGTCCATCAGGTTTTGTCACAAAAGGAAAACTGCTAGGTCTGGTTTTAGCAAATGTCGAAAATTGATTATAATTGCTTGGGAACCCAAGAGCAATAAGCCAACGATATAATTCTATATAATTGGACATATCTTCTGATATTAAAAATCTAATCGTAAAATCTCCGAAATTGAGTTTGTCGCCTATAGTAGGAATATCTACAAACGGGGTTGGTTGTGTTGCAAATCCTAATTGTAAATCAGGAAGATTTGCAGATTGACAAGTAAAGGAGGTATTTGGCAAATCCTTGATACCAAATTTAAAAGCATTCGGTCTAAGGAAATCATACGTTCTTTGTAAAGAATTAGACGTAGTCTCTTGAATTGTATCTATATTTCTAGTAAATGCCATTATATTCCTTTTACTCTACATTATATTTATAGCCTGTGCAAAGACAAAAAAGGGGGAATTTCTTCCCCCTTAAAGTCCGATCTTAGCGTCGGTTGATTACATTAGGTTAACAACCTTTGTCTTACGATAGTATTGGTTTCTGTTTGCAGTGAAGGTAGAACCATCTGCATCAGATAAGCTATCGCTAGATGTAACGTATGGGTTAGCAATTAAACCATAACGTGTCTTGAAGCCAATCTTTGGCTGGAAGCTGTTAGGATCAATTGCACGAACCATTTGTAGAGGTACATATGGGCAATAGAACATACCTGCATCATAAGGAGAAGAACCCTTATAACCAACCATGTAGAACTGATTAGCAGTTCCTAGATTTGCAGAATATGGATCAATATAAACACGATAACGACCATTTAGAACGCCCGCGAATGTATTGCCTGTATCGTCTACATTTAAGTTTGTAGAAAGAGCTGGGGTATAGTCTAGGACACCAGACATAGCTAATGCACTTGCAACGTCTGCAGAACAAACGATGAAGTTGCCTTTTCCTCTTCTTGTGTCTTGTGCAATGTGATTAGCATCACGTTCAATATTGAACAATAGACCTTTGAAGCGTTCTACAGACCAACGACCATTGGAGTCAACGTCTAAGTCAAATGTACCAGCGGTTGCTGTTGCAGGTGAACCTGGCTTAGCAACTTTGTAGATTGTACGAACAACTTCGCGATTAATTTCAAACATAAATTCTTGTGAAAGAATATTTGACAATTCTGCCTCTGCGTCAAGACCGTGAATTGCTTTCAAGTCTTGTGCCAATTCAACAGTGTATTCTGCCTTCAATGCTCTGCTCTTAGCAGTAACTGTTGTCTTGTCGATAGAGAAAGACATTTCGTTAAATGTGCTAGCAGCTTCCATATTTGCTGTGGAAGTAGCATTACCGGTGGTATATGTACCAGATACTGGATTAGACCCAACATGATTAACTGAGCCGGCGCCGCCAGAGAACGAAGTATTTGCTTCGTTGAATAATGCTTCAACACGATTGGTTGTGTCTGCTCTTGTATCACCATATGTTGATCTCATTGCGAAGATCAAGCCTGTTGGGCCAGTCATTGGTTGTACACCGCAAATGTCATATGCCATTAGGTTAGGCATTGCACGACGTACTAGACCAATCATAATTGGATCGTACTTGTCAATACCGCTTGTGGCATTGATGTTATTTGCAGGGGTCTCGAATAGTGCTTGACGCTCTTCACGTAAAGCTCTTTCCTGATTCTCAAGCAACACTGCTGTTACTTGGCGCTTGTATGAATCTTTAATGGGGGTTAGATCGGGGTGATCTAAAATTGCTGCCCATTTTTGTTGTGCATTTTCTGATAAAAACATTTAATGTCTCCTTGTTTAAATTTGGATAACTTATTACTTATTTATAAGTTATTGTCTTTTGATTGTTCTTGATAAGGCCTGTGCATAAGATGAAACAACATCGTTGCCTGAATATTCAGGTTGTGTGCCAGTTTCTTCTAGTAGAGCTTGCTTAGCTGTTTCTTTAACAACTGCCTCGCGAGGGAAATAATTTTCCTTGATAACGGAAACTTTTTCCTTGTAGATATCCGAATTATCGAACTCCACACCTTCTAGAAGTTTTGTTAATCTGTTTACTTCAGTATCTGCTAGATCTTTAGTCATTTCTTTAATGATAAGTTTCTTTTTAAGACCTGTTACTTCAGTATACAAACCAATATTATTTTCCAACTGACTATTTAAATCGTCTTCCAACTCTGTTACTTTACCTTGTAAATCACCTATTACATCATATTTTTCTTCAGGCACTTCAATGTAATGTTCTTTGAAGAGCGCCTTGAGTCCCGACATAAAATCTTCCGCAATTTCTGTACGAAGACCATTTTCTATCGCTAATTTATTTTCTTCCATCCAATTCTCAACTACATAGTTAAGATATGAATCGATTTTTTCTACTACGCCTTCCTTATATACATCAAATTCTTCTGCATATTTTTCTTCTAAGGACGCTGCTACTTTTTCCATTTCGTTATTTACGCGAGCAATAACTGCTGCTTCAAAAATCGATGTAGCTTTTTCTCTGAATTCTTCTGATAGGCCTTCACCAAAGATTGGAGATAAATCAATTGGCTCAATAACTGTTTCTTGAGCTTCGATTGTTTCTTCTTCGGTTTCTTCCTCTTCCGAA